GTTTACGTTCAATAATGCCATGACTGCAAGATAAAACACCCACAGAACGTACAGCGACAGCAGTGTGTATGCGGCTATCATAAGTCAGCAGCAACTCTGAAAAGGTTATCCAGTGCCGCAGGGTCAAGGTTTAGCGCTGCCGCAAGCCCATCGACTAGCGGGCTGTTGCGTTCGACGCTTGTCGCATATTCCCATTCGATGCGGGCAGCTTCACCTTGCACGCCTTCCATGCCTGCAAGCGCCTCATTGACTTGCGTCAAGATGCCAGCACCAAGCAATGCAAGGCGCGCCTGGCGCATTGACACGACGGCTGGAACTGGTGGCGGGTCAGCAGGTTTTATTTTGATTATGCTCATTCTGTCACCTCGTTCGTTTCATCAGTTTCAACAGCTGGAAACTCGCTTGATTCACCGCCAACGCCGTCAGTCAAATCATCCTCGTCCACGTCCCACTGATTTCTAAGTTCGCGGCTTGGCAGTTCACTTGCATCGATAATCTTGAATGGGTATGTTTTTATGCGCTTACCCATGACTTCGTATTGCTCACCGGTTTCTTCATCTGTTTCAAATACACCAGTTGGCACGTCCCACACCTCTTTTGGTGCTGGCACGTCTTTCAATGCAATAGCCTCGATGCCGTAAATGGCTAAGGCTTCTGCTGTCGGATAGATAACGCTTACGCCGCCATCGTCATTTTTGTAAATAATTACTTGCATGATTTGTCCTATATAAATATTGCAACACTAATTTCAGAAATATCCGTTAATACGTGATCACCATTTCTACGCACTTTTACCCCAACAGATCCGGCTTGATAATTGTTCGGCTGAACAATATATGCATAGTTTGGAATGTCCGGACAAGCAGCTGGCGCAGCATAGTTCTCATTAGGCATAGCGGTTGTGAAATTAACCCTATAATTTCCAGTGCCATTGTCAGTGATACTGGAGACATTACCACTTCCGTTAATCGCAGGCGTTCCAGTGCCATTAAATTTTACCCAAGCACGGCAAGCGTAAATAGGCGCACTTCCTGCTGCGTTTAAACCATTACGAAGTTTTAATGGTGTAATAATTCTTACATCATCAACACCAGCAGCGGCTTCTGCGGATGTTGCTAGCTCAGCCATACCTGTGCGCGTTTGGGTTGCAGTTCTGCTTGATAACCCAGCAGGCGTAACAGCAAGATTACTATCAGTACCTGACTGGACTTCTGCATCCGTTGCTAATTCAATCAATCCAGCCCTTGTTTCAGTAGCAGTTACACTTGCTAATGCAGCAGGAGTAACAGCTCTTACTGTGTCTGTACCCGCTTGCGTTTCTGCATTCGTAGCAAGCTCAACAATACCTTTAACTGTAGTAGTGGCATCTGGAACAGTAGGATTTGAAGTAATAATATCTGTGCCATCACCAAATAAAATGTTTGACCCAGCAGACAAAACAACACCAGAACCTGCCGCAGTTTTTGCTGTAATGGTAAAAGAGCCATATGTGTTATTTTGAATAGTCCACGATTTAACATAAGTTGGAATTATTAACTGCAAGTTTGTAGTTAAGGTTCCGGTGATAATTATAATTGATCGTGATGCTTGCAAAGCAGTCATTGTGACATTGCTTGATGTCATGGTGATAGCCGTAGAGCCTGCACCTTCTGGTTGCCATCCTGCGCCGCCTGTCTCTGGGTCAGTCAAGTTATCGGCTACAGTGTTACGCCAAAAACCTTGATTGTCAGAACGGCTAACAATCGCGCCAATTGGATATCCTCCAACACTGGTTGCCCATACTGAATCATATGGGAAGCTGCCGCCTGATTGTTGAAACTGGATAGCCTCGGTAATATCAAAGAATATGCCGTTAAAATCCTGCCCGAATGGAGGAATGCCACCAGCAGAACGAGGCGTTAAGTTAATCGCCGGGAATCCTTGGTCATATCCAGCTCGACCATCAATAGGGTCTGCATTTTGAGGAATAGTATCTTTAAGGCCGGAGGTTGCCCACGGCGTTATAATTTTATCTGGTTCATTAATTGGCATTTGCTATTGCCCCCGTATTTAAAAAAGTACCTTGATTAAATGGCTCACAATCCCCTGCCTCTGCAAATCCAAAAGTATCTTCGGGAATTTGGGCTATTGTAGCACCAACTCCAGAAGGACGTGGGAAAACTCCACCATTCACTAAAACTGAAAATTCCCACGGCTCAAGCGCAAATTCAAATACTACTCGAATGCGCATGCTACCTAAATCATTCACCCATGCGCGACCACGATTTGGGAATAATTGTTTGATTAAACGATTAAGAGAGCGGCTATTTGTCTGCGAAATATTAGACAATGCTTTAGCTAAAATAAGCACGCGATATGCTGGGTCAGCTAAAGTAAATGTTGTGGTTGCAGTGGGGCCAGTGTAAAAAGATTCCTGATTAAACGGCTCCCAAGTTTGTGGGGTCGTTGAAAATCCAAAATAATCGACTACTGGAATTTGAATCTTACGACCAATAACAACGATTCTTCCCCAAATATCAAGGCCGATACCTTGCGCCGTGTCTATATTCCAGATGACATTATAAAAATCATCTTGCCATTCAGTGCTGAAATATGACTTTCTGTCTTCAATCAGTTGATTGATAATTGGAGACGATGAATATTGCTTCATACCAAAGTCACCACAATATTATCAGTATCAAGCGTTGGAGCTTGGTCAATGCCAATGCTTATTTGGTCTAAAGTTGCAGTTACTGTACCTATTTTTATTTGAATAATGGATACAGAAGAATCAATTGAAGCCACAGCGCCATAATAATTAGATGCAAATATCACGCCACCCATACGCGCACGCTGAGCGCCGTTAGCTCCGGTAAAAGTTGCCAGAATAGCTGCTTTTACCAAGTCAACGATATTTGCCGGAAGTGATAAATTATTTGCCAACTGCACATCAAAAAGAATTGGCAAGGATGCAGGGCGCTCAAACTTCATTGTGTATGTTGGATAGGGATATGAGTATTGCTCTTTATCCTCGACTGTTACGGATGTATTGCCATTCATATCACAGCCAGCATCTTTTCGGCTCCATATTGCATCCGCTACCGCTTGGTCATCGCCTCCAATTACACCAACATAAATGCTATGAGGCGCTAATGGATAGTTTGTTGCTCCATAATTAACAACTGCGTTTGTAAAGTTGTCATAAGCAAAAACATCTAATACGCCAGAAACTGAAAATACAGCAGCACGAATAGCTGCAGGAGTTCCTTTTGAATTAAAAGCTACGCTTTCCTGCCTGCGTATCTCAAAGTTTGCGCGTGATTCTGTTTCAGTGCCAACTGTTGCCGCGCCTAAGTTTGTAATGGCATCCCATCCGGGTGAAATCTGTGCAATTTTAGTTAACTCGCCGATACCTAATTCAATCGCACCTAATGTTAAACAAGTAAATTGTACGCTTGCTGTACCGCCACCACCAAAAACCGCCGCGCCAGACGAAGACCACAAATTACCTGCATCATCTTGCGCCAATGCGCCACTAGGTAATGTGGCACCGGGCTGACCTGTACATTCTGCTTGCACTACACTTGCCGTAGCGCCATTACGTTCAAGAAAATATATCCTTCCTATGGCATCCTGCATTCTGCCTTCTGACGTTGCAGGGTCTACCTGATTAACAAAGTAAGTGATTGCTGCATTTGAATAGAAGGGGTGACAATATCAAGTTCGCCACCAAACGCGATGTTCTCATCCTGTAAAATACCATCGCGAATGGTAATGGCATCAGGAGCGCTTACTCCAGTAGATGTTATCTGTAATGCTGGTACGTTACTAGACATTAATATTCACCGCCGTATTATCTTCAAGTGTGCATTGAATTTGCCCAGTTAATGAGCGATTATTGAATTGTAACACTGCTGTAGCAGTTTGTATGCCGGGAATTGTTAAAGCTTCACCCTCATACCAACCTGCAAGCTGCCTTTGAGGTGGTAATTGCCCTAATACTTGGTCTTGATATGGGATGCCTCTATCAGCATTAAATGGTGCCTCACCTCGCCATAACCGGCAAGCATTGGCTACAGATTGAGCCCTTTCATAAGGCGCAAAAGCCAAAGCAATATTTCTACTTGCATCTAATGTTAAATCCCATGTTTCAGGGTCTAAATATAATGTACTCATATCGGCTCACCAGTATTGCCCGTTCCAGGCTGAACATCTTTATGTACGTGCGTATTTAAGTTTATGCCATTACCAATAGTGGTGCCTGTTACATTCAAATTTCCATCAACATTCACAACCCCATTTAAATTGATATTGTTAGCATTCACATTAACTTCTGGCGCTTCATGTGTGATTGAAGTTGGACTGTAAATAATTATACCTGAACCTGTAAAATGTATGTATTGTGTAGGGGCTTGATTAAGAAACCCACCAACATACATTGCATCACTGAAATCATATGCTCTTCTGCTGCCAGGTGGCGCTTGCATTCTTGCGTTCTTTACCGAACTAATGTCACGGCTGCAAAAACAGGCCATCCCAATATCGCCAACTTGAGGGTCAATGATTACCGCATTACTCCCGCCCTGCAATCGCATATAAGGCACGTTAGGAATTATTCCGTGGTCAACAGTTCGGTTATTCCCAGTTATTTGAGTTACCAATATCTGTATGTCAACGAATCCAACCGGAGCTACTCCACCTCCAGATACGCGAGTAACTTTTACTGGAATAGATGTGTTCAATTTAAGCATTTGTTGCTGAATATCAAAAAGCAATCTATTCCATTCACCTTTTGACGTTGCCCTATCAGCTTGCCCAAAATATTGATTGTTATTTACGGTCATCTTTGGCCTAAAATAAATGTGTCTTCTTGGCTTGCTGTAAAGTAAGTGAACCAAGCGCCGCCTGGTATTTCGCTGGTCAGTCTATGGGTCATTCCTACAACATACCATTCCCCATTACATGCAGGTACATCTGATTCCATTAGTATTTTACATCCATGGAATACCGCAGGGTTAAATAAAGATGTAAATTCTATCCCTACAGGCGTTTTGACAGGCCACCCGACCAGCCCATTCTCAAAATTGAATATTACCGGCTTACTTTCCCTTGCCTTTCCTTGCGGCGCTATTGCTAAAACACCCTCCTCCGGCAAATACCAATATTGAATACGTGCCGCATAAGCAAGTGTCTGTATTTTATTGATTGCAGTTCCCGCTAAGTATTGGTCTGATATGGTTGATTCAACGCCATTGTTTTGTAAGGTTAAATTAACCTCTTTTGCCAATACTTCCATGATATCTTTTACCTTGCGTGCACCAGGATAAGATATCGCTTCTGATTCGGCTAGTGATGAAACCAACCCAGCTCTAGCTTCTGCCAGAAATGGCACATCAGGAGCACCTGTATAATCAGGGCTTGCAAAGAAAATATCACCAACAAATATTTTTACATAACCGCCATTTACATCGCTGGCCTCAACAATCATCTGGTTTGCCATAAACCCAAGTATATTGATACCAATTACTGAAAGGCGATTCATTACCTCTCGTTCAATACCAAAAATCCTTGCGCGACAATTTGAAAATTGATATCCGGCAGGCGCTTCAATGTCAACTTCTGCGCGATAACCTTCAAGGATAACTGTATCTGGGTTGCCTTCTTTATTAAAGGTGCCAGTAGCAAGCCTGAAAGTTATCCTTAAACGTCGTCGTTGAAAACTAGAAACCATCTAGTACCCCATCCTGTATATTCAGGCGCTTCATCGCCTGTTGTATCAATGGCAGCAAAATCACCAACAAAGCCAGTATAAGCTGCACGAACAATCGCGGAACGATTAACAATTAATACATTCTGGCAGATTACATCACCATTCAGGCTTAAACTGAAATATTGCCTACCGCCAATTTCTCTTAAATCAATTGTGCATGGCTGACCTGCCACAATCACATTTAAAGATTGAGATGGTACAGGATTAACAGGGATTGTAACTATCGCCATAAAACAACGCCTCCAGATGAATTAGGCACTTGCGTGTTCGCGCTCACCCTTGCCGTTGGTGTTGACGGCTGGTTTTCAGGATTAGTGATATTTAACCGTTTAAATGTTGCTGGCAATTCTCTTATTTGCTGGAATACACATTCCACCACAAGCATCGCTGCACCAGATGAAAGGCTGCGTGCAATTCTGTAGTCAACCAATGTTGAATTAGTCCATCTTTTTTCAGGGCATACCACATCAAATAAGCTAGTTGCGGACATGTTTGTTTCAAGCCAATTAAGGAAAGTAGAGCGCGTTTGTTCGTTACCGTCTATTGTAATCTGAACCCTGAACACATCAGGCAACCTAACCTTATTGTAGCTAAGAAAGCTGCCTGTTTGTATTGGATAGTCAGAAGCCCTTGCATTAGACACAACATCAAGGCTAACTACACTGCTTACCTCAATCGCTTGCTGAGCTTGACCCGGTAAAAATACACCCCACTGAGATGCTGGGAATAGGTAATTCCATAAATTGTTGATACTGTTACCAAGAAGCGTTATCTGAACGGCCTTCTTTAAATTTCTTAATAACTTTGGTATTCCATCCATATTACCTCATCCCTGTGTCAGCTTGTCTAACCAAAGCTGAGTACATATCTCTTGTTATTCCACCTGCATCTGTGGCCTGTGTATAAACTTTAATCTCACCGATTGAAATGTTCTTACTTCCAGAGCCTCCGTTAATCATTGCAAGATTACCCATTGAATTAGGAATATTTGCCATCACTTGTGATGCATATTTGTCGCCTTCGCCATAAGCAGCTAATCCTTTACGAACATCACCTCCGGCAGCTTTAATTCTAGCTGCTGCATATTGTGAAGCAAAACGTATTTGCTCATCAACTGATTTGTTTTTAAGTGGCTGGATACCGTATCCCGGGTCTTTAGCGGTAGAGTCCAATATCCCGAACCAACCAAAAGCTGATGATTTACGCTTACCGTTTTTCATTTCATAATGATATTTGGAAGGGTCGTCAATAAAGTCTTTTCTGTTACCAGTTTCCTGCTTCATGATTGCAGCCAAGGTTCCGGGAGGAAGTCCATTTGCTTTTTCAGCCGCAGAAAATTTTGATGCAATATCATTATTCGCTTGATGTGAAACTATTCCCGCTTCATTATTTAATGCTTGCTGTGCGTTTTTATTACCAAAGAAAGCCAGTCCTTTAGCAACAGTTCGACCAATTGCGCTATCTGCATCAGTGCCTTTTATGGCATTTTCATATAGATAGCTACCAGCAGCATAACCACCAGCCCCAGCAGCGCCTAGCATACCAAGCTTTGCTATGCTGGATACCATCGCAGTAAGTCCTCCAAGTATATTAGGACCGGTAATCAAACGAAGCGTAACCAAAGCGGCAGTAAGTGAAGCGAGCCAGCCATTTGTCTTTTCATTTAGCGTGTTAAATAAATCTGCTGATTTTTCCAATGGCGGCATGATTACCTCTGCAAACTTCACAGCTTCATCAACCATTCTTTCAAATACAGGGATTAATTTAATAACAATAGACTGGCTTAATCTTTCAAGCCTAATCTTTGCCTGTTCCCATCTCTCTGATGCAGCAAGAGCGGCTTTTGCTTCTTGGTCAGTATATGCCTTTTGTGCATTTAATAGCTTCTCAACCTCACCACGGCCTTTTAGTAACAAGTTAAGCGTGGCATCATCAATACCCATTGCTCGACCGATATTAAAGGCGTCAGACCTGCTTGTTGTTCTGGTGCGTAATGCCTCACCAATATCCTGCAATAACTCCTCGGTTGTCTTAATGCTTCCATCTGCATTTTTAAGACCAACTCGCAATTGCTGCAAGTATTGCAAAATGCCTGTGTTGCCAGTAGTGCTTAATTCAGTCAAAGAGTTACTTAGGCTTTGCATGGTGCCAAGGAATCCCTCGGCAGTGCCGCCATTAATCTTTACCGCAGCAGTCCATCGTGACAATCTGTCTGTGCTAACGCCAAGATTGGTAGACATCCTTGACAACTGAGCGCCAGAGTTAATCACTTGCTTGGTAAAGTCAACCATGCCACGACCAACTGTCAGCACAGAGAATAGGCGCAATGCAGCACCTCTAACCTGAGAATAAAACTCGGCAGCTTGCTTGCCGCTTTCCTGCATTCCCTTTGCTGCTTTTTGGGAGTCTTTGCGTGTTTTCTCAAGGCCAGAAGCTACTTGCTTCTCGCCTTTTTTGAAATTTGAACTATCTAGATTAAGCTTGACTATTAGGGAGTCAATCACGGTCGCCATATATCACCCTTTGATTATGCTGGTCTATCATGTGTATTTCCAAAAGATTATACGCATCTTGGCATCCATAGACCGTTTGCAACTCATGAAGCGTTGCTATTTTTGCAGATATTAGCGTGGCAATAATGACCGGCATATTTTTGTAAGTCAATAATCTGGCCTCTTTGGGATTGGGTGCCGCTAATCCGTAGTCAACCCTATCCCGCTCGAGAAAAAACTGGTGTGCATCTCCAGCATTACGCCACGCAATTTAATGCGTGTGCTAATTTCTTCAATATCAGAAGGCAATATGGTACGCACAGATCCATCCGGCATACGCAAGCTTACGCATGACATCATGTCATCAAGAATAGGCTTTGCTTTTTCAGGCGGCAAGTTTGCAAGGGCTTTTAAACCCATCTTGATAGCAATAGGAGCTAATTCAGCCAGTGGGGCTTTAAAATCCACCAGTTTCAAATCATCGCCATTATCACCGCCTAAAATAGATTGTAAGACGCGGAAAGCCCACCACTCTCCGCGCTCTGCATCCATTTCAGTCACGACATATGTTTTACCATTATCGCGACTGTTTGCATCTTCAATTTTTACATCTTGCGTTCTACGCGCCATGTCTTATCCTTAAGCTAAAGGTACAGGGATAACACGTTCCCATGTGATTTGATAGGTTGTAGGCTGCAAAATACGCTGACCATCTGGCATAGGTTGGTGCTGGCTTAATACGCCGCGAGCTAGTGAATAGCTGCGCTGGTTGCCAGGCAATGTAATCACGCCATTCAAACGATAGATAGTACGGTTTGCGTCCTGTGCCGCTACGATAGCATCCATTACATCACGGCTCGAGCTATCTGCCTGTAATGTTACTGTTTGCACGTAAGGGCGAGGCACCCATCCTGCGGATAATTTCCCATCCACACCCATGACTGTTTCAGCGGTTTGAGCTGATTCAATCGCAAATGCTGCATCGGCTGCATATCCTTCAAGGATAGTAGCAGCCAGTGCAAAGTCTGTAGAGCTAATGACATAGGTGCTGTCTGCACTGGTAATGGTACGTTCTGCCATTTTGTTTTCTCCTTAAAGTACCGCAATAGATGAAAGTGTAATTTGCTGAATCGCTCCACCATCGGCATACCACAATTTAACTGGTGGTGATTGACGCTGGCCTCGCACTTGTGCCGTAGCTGGCAGAATCTGTAAATAGTAACCTTGTGTTTCAATTTGAGTTGAAATATCGAGGCCTGCTTGTGTAGCAATCGTAGCTTTTTGTGAGTTGCTTAATGGAACACCTACGCGGATAGTGCCATTGTTCAAAGCCTCGGCAATAGGGTCTGCACACCATGCGCGAATCAATGTTTCACCTTGGCTGTTGTAAGGCGCTGCATTAACTTGCGTAAGGCCAATAAAAATAGCTTGTTGCAATTGAGCATTCAGGTAAATCTGGTTTATATAAGTGTCCAGCCAGCGGAATGGGGAACCATTCATGCGCCCATCATACAAAATGCTGTAGATGTTGCCTTGCCCCGGCGCTTGATACAAACCATAGTAACTTGCGTTATTGCTTAATACGGCCTCTGCCAATGCGCGAGTATTTACGGAAGTCTGTAAACCTGATTGTGACTTGAATGCAGGTGTTGCACGACCATTAACGGCTTGGAATTCAACAGAGCCGATATATCCGCATGTGAATGCTGCAATTTCTGGGCTATCATAGACAACCACAGTGCCATCATAATTCAAAACGTCAACGATAGAGCCGAATACTGACATATTGTTTGGAGTAGCATAGCTTGGGTCACTGTCCCATGCAACATACGCATAACGTTTATTTTCGTTATTAGTCCACTCTGCAAATAATGTTTTATTATCAATGTTTGGCTCAAAAATGGTCATGAAACTAGCCCAATCCTGATTCTGGTCTTTGATTCTG